GAAGCCCTAACGTAAAGACGAGGGTAATCCTGAGCCAAGCCAATCAAGCCCGTGATTGGAAGGTGCAGAGACTACTGGGGGTAACACGATCTTGTTACGTAATACCAGATTTAGCGTCCGGCATCCCACAGGGATGAAGAGATAGTCCACCCCTCTAAGAAATTAGGGACCAGGAGAACGATTTTCCAAAGATTTTAGGCGCGGAACTCTATCGTCCGCACCCTGCATATATTGCCGAGATGGCTGTGGAGCCCGTGGTTGTTCACGACTTCACTCGTCAGCCTGGTCAAACCGTTCAGCTCGACCGCTATAAGTTCTGGGGTACTCCTGGTACCAAGGACAGCCGTGAGCGCGTGGCTGACCAAACCATCGGTACCGCTAACAGCCGCAACATCACCAAAGAGAAGGTGCTTGTTGTGCTGAAAGAGTACACCGGCCCTGCTGATCCGGGCGATCCGACCCAGCCCAGCACCTTCAAGATTGCTCGTGAAACCCTGGTTACCGCCCAGCGTCTGCTGCTGGACACCGGCAACCTGAATATGTTCCACCAGTCGATCGGTAGCCTGACGCTGCTTGATGACTATCGCCGTTGGCGTGACCGCGTCTTCATTGACGAACTGGCCAAAGCTGATGCCAATGGTCAAGCTTCCAGCACCCAAGGTGGTTACTACTTCCCTGGTAACAAAGCCAAGAACTCTTCCAGCCAAGTTACTTACAGCTCCGCTGAGTACACCGCTGATGTGCAGCAGTTCTCGGTGCGTACCGACCTTCTGACTGTTGTCAAGGATCTGCGCAAGCGTAACGTTCCTACCTTCGCTGATGGTCTGTATCGTTGCATCTGCGATCCCACCTTCATGATGCACCTGCGTCGTGATCCCGACTTCCGTGAAATTGCTCGTTACGCTGGCAATCCTGGCCAAGGCATGTACATGGGCAACCCCATGATGCCTAACAACGCCAGCTTCTACATGGGTCCCCAAGCTGGTCAGGCTTATTTCCTGGCTGGTGAACCCGTCATGCCGACTGGTGTTCAGTTTGAAGGCGTTAAGTTCTTCGAGTCGACCAACTTCCCGACCAAGAACGTTTCGGCTTCTTTCACCGGCGCTGCCCCTTATGCCAACCAAGAAGTTGCCCAAGGTTTCTTCTTCGGTCCTCAAGCCATTGGCGTTGGTATCGGCGGTCCGAACGCTCAGGTGCTGATCAACAACAACGACGACTTCAGCCGTTTCATCATCCTCATCTGGCAACTGTACGCTGGCTTCGAGATCCTGAACAAGGACTTCGTGACCACCGCCTACAGCTTTGTGTCTGATGACGGTAGCGTCTGATAAATAACATAAACACAACAAAGGAAAAATAAATGACTTATTTGTCTGCTAAGAAAATTTATCCCGGCAACTGGGCTGAACCCCTGAATGGCTGGTATAAAAACATTGATACCGACGACAGCGGTAGCAATGATGGTTCCAAGGGCGGCCCTACTTCCGTCCTTGCTGTCCCTGGTTATCGCTATTTTCAGCAGCGTGGTTACGTTCCTGTGACCTGGGCTTCTGGCGATGCTGCCGCCAAGGGTCAAACCATGAACGTGATCGTTCCTTCGCCTTACCGCCAGGACGACACCCGCCCCGACATCACCGGCATGGTGATCTCTGGTAGCTCTGCCCTCCCTGCGTTCGTTTATCGTGCCACCCTGAGCGTTGCTTCGGGCTGGGGCGATGGCCGTGCCGCTTCGGGTGTGTATGCTTCCACCGGTAACGTCATCACCTTCTGCCGTGATTCCAGTGGCCCTGTTGCCGAAACCGGCGCTGGCGAACCCATTGCTCAGGCCAACCTGACTTCCACCACCTCTGGTGATGCTGCCACCAAGATTTACTTCGCTGGTGGTTCGGCTGCTTATGGTTCGACCCCGTTCCTGACTGCTACCGGCGCTGCTGGTGTGGATGCTTCCGGCATCTATAAGAAAGTTGATTCCGCCACCACCTTCAAGGTGTTTGCTCGCGAGTCGACTACTGCTACCTCCGTCTCCGGTGGTGTGTACATCTCTAACGCTGATTCAGCTGCTGGCCGTACCGGTTACCTGGTTACGGAAGTGTGCTACATCCAGCCTGATGTGGCTCCTGGTTACGAAGACATCGACGGTTACCTTCTTGGTCGCACTGTCAGCTGATTGAGTTAAACTAGGACCAGATAAAACCTGGTCCTATGTCCAATCAAGCGCTTCTTTATCAACACAAAAAGACAGGTGCTCGGGTAAAAATTGTAGGCGAGTGGGATGACGGCGAATGGTTCATGGTTCAAGACCAGGACGAGCGTGTCTACACCGCCTACAAAACCGAGCTTGTTCCTGATGAAGAAGCAACCAAAAAAGTAAAGGCGCTACAGGTAAAGGACAAGGCTTCGAAAGAAGAACCTCGTTCTTTTCCTCCTGATACTCGTTTGAATATCAACAGTGCCACTGCTCAAATGATTGCTGATCATATCAAAGGTATTGGCCTCAAAACTGCTCGAGACATTAAAGACCTTCAGATGTCCTTATCGGGTGAACGTTTTAATAATCTTGAGCAGTTAAAACAGATTAAACGAGTTGATTGGGATGCAATTCTTGCAGACAATCTAATTCGAGTCTGATTTCATCTCTCTGCTAAAGCCCCTGGGAAACCGGGGGTTTTTTAGTTTTAAAATAAAAAGAAAAAGACATGGCCTGGATTCCCATTGGTGTAGTTGGTAGTACTGGCAGATCTACTGGCGCCCATGTTGATTTTCGTGTTTATGACACTCAGCAGAAAAAAAGAATTCCTTTGTCATGGGCAAGGAGTGATCTTGGGCAAAATATTTATTTTCAATTACCAGGTCAAAAAAATTGGCAGCAGTTATACGGACAGTCCGGTGGTCAGTTCGTATTAAATAAAAATGCTCCAATGACTAGCCCCCATGGCATGCGCGAGCATCCAGTCCTTGGAGGCCAAAGAATGCATGAGGGCGAAGATTATGGACTTCCTGCTGGCACCCAACTTGCGTTTAAGGGAGGTGGTAAAGTCACACCCATGGCCAATGCTGGGGCAGCAGGCAACATGAGCAGCTTGTTAGATCCAAGTGGTCGGTACCGTCTTGATACGTTACATCTTTCTCAATTACCAAAAGAACAAGCAGTTGGTTCCATGGAAGTTCCAGCAGCTCCTGCACTACCTGCACCAGAAGGTACTGGCGAACGTGACAATGAAGGTGCCATTGCTACATTACTCAAAGATTTATTCAAACAAGATGCAGAACGTTCTTTGAGAGATTCTTTATTGTCACGGGCCTTGCAACAAGCTACTCAACGTCGGCTTTCTGTTTTTGATCAATTAATGGCAAGCAATCCGTATGAAGGCATGGTTTTAGATCCAAGTGTTATGAATCAATTTGCCTGATTACTTAGTTTTATAATTAAAAACATACCGAGAGAACAAAGTGCAGTTATCTGACTTTGACAAAAGTAGAGTCAGGTATCACCTGGGGTATTTCACTGTTTCAGTGCCCGCAGGTGACTATGCTCGTCTTGAAGAAAGTATGAATACCATTCCGGATTCATACTTTTACGACAAGATTACTATTCAAATCGGTCGTTGTGATACTGCTGAAAAGAAAACAGAAGTTGCGACTTCTCCTTCTACGCGTCTTGAAAGTATTGCAGGTGACGTAGATCGTACGATCCGCTCCAGCAATGCCAAAGAAGCGTTAAAAGTATGGGACGAAATTTATCTTTACGAAACAAATCGTCTTGCCAATATTCTTTACGTTCCTAACTACAAAGATCCTTTCCAGGCTCGTTATCGTTATGAGCGCTCAGGTGCGGAATTTATTCAATCTTTACCTGGTCCTGCTGACACTGCAGTGGGTTCTCGTCTTTATCTTCAAGTGAGCTGGCGGTAATGAACCCACTTTCTTTTTTGTTTAATCAAGGGCGCCGTGCAGTCGGAGTGGTCGATGATTTCATAACTCGTGATTTAATTCGAGCTTCCCGCGCCGCTGGCCCTCAAGTAAGAAAAGCAGTTGTTGCAGGAAGTCTTCCGGCAAGATTGAATATTATTGCTAGAACCAGGCCCATGCAAGCAGCCGGAGCATTAACGGCTGTTGGGTCGACCGAGGCAGTCAGGCAAGCACTTAATCAACAGTCTCCGGCAGCTCCAGGAAACGCTCTTGATCGTTTTGTAAGTTCAATTGTACCTGATCCAATTGAACGTCCTTTAATGAACTTTGCTCGCGAACAAGAGAAAAAAGGTCTTGGTGGAGTATTGGAGTTCGCATCACCACTTGGTTTTTTAGCAGCACCTTTTATTCCAAATACATCTGCAGCAGCTGCTACCGGTGCTTCTTCCAGGGGAGATGTTACCGGTCGTGACGTTCCAGGATTGCAACAAAAACGTTGGACTTTGCCTGTTGATTCAACACCCCCTCCTGCCCCAGACCTTCCTCCACCTTCTATTTTAAATAACATGACTGCCGCTCCTTCTGACCGTACATACGAAGCCGAAAAGCAAAGGGTTGCTCAAATGGCAGCTCAAGATCCTCTGGCTAAAAAATACCAAGTCGCAGACTTAACCAAAGCGTATAATGCCGCTGGTAGTCCAGAAGAAAAAGAAAAGATTGGTTTGCAAATCTGGGCGACAACCAATCCTCAACTTGCACAGAAATTAAAACCTGGTCAGATTGGTTACGAAGAAGCGGTAAGTGCATTCACTGCACAAACTCCTTTTGCGGGATTGCAAAAAGCTGCTGGCAATATGGAGTTTACAGACAAATTTAATACCGGACTTCAAGCATTAAGTGCTCAAGGTGTTAATCCTTATCAGCTCGAAACTCCTTTGACCGGAATTAATTTTCAAGCTCCGAGTCAAGTTGGTATTTCTGAAAAATTTAGTGACTTCCAACCCAACTCCATGGAAGCCTATGCCAATCCTCTTAAGTTTTTAAGTGGTTTTATGAACATGCAAGAAGCTGCTCGCACGAAAGGCATGTTTGAACGGGGTTTAAAATAACTTCCTGGTAAACTAAATTTACTTGGCAGTACTTTGTGCGTAAGTCCACCAGCTGGATAACAGATCTTTGATCTACGGAGGCCAGTGTTGTTGCATTAACCAAATGATTCTCTGCCGTAATTTTGTCCGTCGACTTACTGCCAAACTGAGTCTTGTTTTGGCACTCCAAGCAGTATTCATCCCCGGTCTTAAGGCAGAATCAAATTGGGTAGGAGATTGAACCGGAAGCACCAATGTCCAAGGAGCGTCAGTTATTAGAGCAGTGGGCCAGGCAAAATCCCGGCGCATTCTCTGGCTTAAAACAAGCTATCGCTGGTGCAGAAGGAACAATCCTTGGTGGTGGCCCTGGTTACAATGTCATGTTTGGCGGCGGTCGTTTTAAGGACTTTTCGCGCCATCCAGATCGTGTAATCAGTTCTCCTGGCGGTTATTCCAGTGCGGCTGCTGGTGCGTATCAATTTATGCCCGGAACTTATGCAGCTGTTCAAAAACGTTTGGGGCTAAAGGATTTTGGTCCTCAATCTCAAGACATTGCCATGCTTGCAAAAGTACGGGAACGTCTTATGCCCTTGGGCGGATTAGCGGCAATTAGTAAGGCGGGCACATTAACTCCGCAGATTCAGGCAGCTCTTTCTCCTGAGTGGGCTTCTTTCCCCACTATGTCTGGTAAAAGCTATTACGGACAACCCGTTAAATCTTCTTCTCAGATTCAAAAGTTTTTTGAACAAGGAAAAGCACGTGCGCCCCAGGGATCTGATTCTCTTGCCGCTGTGGAGGCACAACCATCAGTTACCGCGCAACAAGTTCAACGTGGTGATTTATTAGGTTCCGGCTTACTCCAAAAAGTTATGGGCGCGATTCCTTTTCTTCGTCAACAACGGAGTTCGTTGATGAGTGCACCAGCAGTTGGTAATTTATTATCTTTGGACACAGGGATGAACTTACCAACACCTCAAGATTTCTTAAAATTTTTCGTGGGAGAAGAAGCGTAATGGCCAAATTTTCTGATTATGTAGATTCTTCTTATCTTCCAGGGGAAGTTTATTCTGCTGGTTTAGAGGATTACGGTGCGTATCCTCAATTAAAAACAGCATACATGGCAAAAAAGAAATTTAAATTTCAACCAGGTACTGACGAAGGTCAATATTTTCAAAGATTTTTAGCAATGCAAAATGATCCAGAGATCATGGCCAGGCTTTCCATGCCTTTGCCAGAGACTCCTTTTGGCAGCTTTCAAGATTTCATGACCTGAAGCAAATAGAAGTATTGTCTACTAAAATAAAAGCTATAACCCTAAGCGGTGCTGCGCAAAAGCTAAGCAGGAGAAAGTGAATGTCAAGTACTAGCACGAACAAGCAACCCCTTTTTATTGATAGGCCGCTGTTTGATTCGGTGCGTGTCACGACTCAAACCGTTGGCAGCGCTTCTTCAAATACTGTGTTTGTTCAAGGCGGCCAAGCTCCATCTATTTTGGTGGACATGGATGCTGCCCTTAGCGAAGACAACAATAATGGCGGTGTTGTTGACTCAATTGAAATTGTTAGAAACGATTATTACCGCGATGCTGATTACGTTGTAAGTGCTGCTACCTCAGGCGCTGTTGTCTCGTTGGTAAGTGGGCAAGTTGTTCTTGTTTTTGAAACTGGCGTCTTAACTAGTGCCGCCTCAAATGGTTTTGGTTATTACACTTATACCGGAGCTACAACACTTACAGGTGTTAATACCAATCTTCTTTATTCAGGTGGTACTTCTTCCGGGTTTAATTACAACGGTGTTAACTATGGTTATCAACCAGAAGTAACTTTTGTGTTCTACCACACCCGTGGTACAACGACCCCGATTCCCGCGTCAGGTGATTACAAAGTTTTATTTATTAAACAAGTCCCAGCCAATACACAGCGTGTTGACTGTACTGATGTAATGCCTGAACTTGCCGTTCCTGTGGTTTCCGCTGGTAACACTACTGGACTTGGTAACGGTTCTCCTCTTCGGAATAAAGGTGTTTATTTAGAACGCGGCGACCGTATTTACGTTGGCGTTTTCCCTGACGGTCCCAATATCTCTGGTTATACTCCAGGTGCTCACATTAGTGCTCAAGGCGGATTCTTCTAAGTCATGGCAAAAAAGAGTGGAAGCTCTTTCGGAACCTTTGGAAAAGTAAAAACGTTTGACCCTAGACCGGTAAAACCAATTACAACAGAATTCTCCAAAGGTTCTGTTCCAGATTCTTTATATGCTGTAAATAGAGAATCTGCTTGGACTCGCTGGAGGCGTGGCTATGAAATTGCCACGGCTTGTTTTTATGACAATTCTTACGAATATCCATTTCAATACACAATTCCAGTACCTTCTGGAACGCCGTCCAATACAGGGAATCCGCCTTTAATTCCAGGTATTTTTAAAGGCTTTCCCACTAAGAACAAAGAATTTGGAATGCATTGGGCTGGTATCCGAGTTGCTGGCAGCTTGCGTTTTGATAACGTTGAAGACAGCACAGGAGTTAAGACTTCTATTGCTTCAATCACAGAAGATGATACATATTGGTATATACAATTAGCAGGATCCTGGAGCACTACAAATCCGCTTCCACCTCCCCTTTATGTTGCGATCCCAGGAGTACCTGGTGGACTAAAAGCAATTAATGGCGAAATTTTAGAAGATCGTATTATTACTGCAAATGGTGTTCCTATAACCAGGGACACGATTGATCCTACAACACAAAAAAGATATGGTTATGTACAAGCTGTTTTAGTTGATACGGATCCATTTACAGGCATTCTTAAATTACGCAAAGAAGGTTCGGTTGAAGCAACACCTGATCGGCAACTAATTACTCCTGCAAGCAGACCACCGAATGTTGGTAGGTTTTTGATGACCGGAACAAGGTACTGTTGTTCTTGTCAAGACTTTACTCGGCGTGATTATCAATATATGAAAACGTTAAGCGATACGAATAAACGTGCATTTCCCCGTACGAATATTGCAGTATTAAAGCCCGGTCGATATGAAATCATGACTAAGCGTGGAGTAGTGGATAACTCTGCGATGACTTCTGCGCAAGAAAATAGGGAAATGAAAATTATTTCTCCGGCACCTCAATTTAATGTTCCTCCAACTGTTACGCCAAGCTCATCTACAGTCCCTGGTGCAAATAGAGATAATCCAGGCGTTTTTCGAGATTTTGGTTCAATGTATTTAAGAAGCACCAGCAATCCTTCATTACCTGGATCAAGGTCGGAAGGCATGCCTACTTACAATGATTATGCTGCTACAGGAAATGTAATTACTGCGATTACAGATACATGGACTCCGTTGCTTGATGAAATTCGCTATTGCAAACATATTTATGCCATGAAGTATGAAGAAGGTGTGTTTCCTCCCGAGCCTTCTGATTTTCCTGTTGGCATTGAGAGCATGACAGCATGGGAACAAAAGCTGGTAGAAGATACAGAAAAAGACCAAACAGAAGCAAGGGCAGCTGATTTACAAAGAATGTCGCTGGCAAGAATGGATGTGCCTCCTTACAATTGCCAAGCACCAATGATGATGCCGATGATGCAAAAATTATTTAACGTACCATCGACATTTGTGCGCATGGCAGGTTTTAAAATGATTGATAAAAATGGAGATTTCTATACTCCGGCACTTAATCAAAGACCAGGATTATGAGCGGACCAATTTTTGGTGACGTTGTTGACACTAATTTTATTTATTCTTCTGACCAATTAGATGGCCGTATTTATGGCAATAGTAAAGTATCTTACAGCGGTATTCCCACTGTTTATCACGTGGGTGATGTTGTACACCTTCCTTACGTATCTGGTGAAACGTCTACCATGAGTGCAATTGGTTTAGCCTGGGCTGCATATGCAAGTGGCATAGGACCTGACTAAGTAATATTGCTTAATGCATAATGTATACTTATACTAAGTCCCACGGGACTCATTAAGAATTGCTTTAGAGCTGACGCTCTGTTAGGTACCATGCATACGGTTGGGTTCTACCGCCGCAGTACACGCCATGATTCCTTTTCAGCCTCCGCCGCTTGACCAGCGGATAGTGGATGATTTTTTCCATAGTCTTTCATTCCGCAACGGTCGAAAGATAAGTTGGTTTTATGGCATGATGGCAACCTTTGGTGTTAAGCCAGAAGAACTAAAAGGTTTCCGTTGGAATGTTGATAACACAATATCAATTAAAAATAAAAAAAGACCTCTTCGCCCATTGCATCCACAATGGGTTCTTTTATTTCAACTTAAAGAAAAACAGCCTTCCAATGTGGAAAGCTGTTGGGAAGAACTTTGCTTTTTGATCTATAAAACTATTGCGTCAGGTCAGGTGTCGTACAACATTACTGATCTGGTTCTTAGTTATCAATTTCGCAAAAAATTCTATAAGCAAATTAATTTGAAACAGTCAGCAATTCCGGAGCTTGTTTCCGCAGATGCTTCCTGATGTTTTCGGTATTCCACCGATAGCTATCACGGGAACGGGTCTCAGGAAAAGCTGCGAAGTGCGGCCCCAGTTTCAAGGTGCCGTTGTCGCGGAGCTTAAAGAGAGTCTTGCGGTCAATACCGAGCAGCTCAACAGCTCTGCTGACAGGAACCCAACCTCGGACTTTGGTCATGGCGCAAAGAAACGCGTACAAAAACACCTTACCGATTATGAAAAAAACGACATGGTTTTTAAGAAAGCTTTAATGGTTTTGTAACAGTTCTATACGGATGATCAAACTTAGAATAAGGTAACGACTACTGAAAAGTATGTTTGCGAGCGAGCATGAACCACTTGCTTTACTCGTTGAGATAACCCCCAAACTTGCTAAAAAACGTTTTAGAGAGGAGATTTACAAAGACTGGGAACATAAGTGTGGATATTGTGATGCAGATGCAACAAGCTTGGATCACATCATACCCCGTTTTCGTTCTGGTTCCAGCAATCGATATAATTTAATTCCATGCTGTCGACGTTGCAATGCGTCCAAGTCCAGTACACCCATGGAACAGTGGTATCAAAATCAAGAATTCTTTAGCGAAGCTAGGCTGGATAGAATTAAAGCTTGGATGTCGCAAGATGTAATCGACATTTTTTTACATTACGACAGCAGCTTGACCTTGGCGGTGTGACATGGGACTTTCGTATGATCCAGCTGCTCGTAAATGGAACTTAAGTTACGAAAAAACAGATTATAAAACTGATTATCCGACTAACTTTCCTACGAATTTAAAAACAGATTACCCGGAGATTGACTACTATCGAGTTCCGGTAACAAAATACAGGTCTGTTTATAAATATCGAACAGTTTGGGAAACGCGGACATACACGACTTACGAATATAGAACTACATACGATTCACAGGGTCGTTCCCAAATGACAGCGGTTCCTGTAACAAGGACTGAAAGTGTTCCAATTCAGCAAGGTTACTGGGAACAAGAATCTTACACAGATTACGAAACAAGAAGTCGATATAACAACACCAATATTCAATTAAACGAGCAAAATCGCAATGCAAATAAGATCAATGCAGCGACCAATCAATCTAATTCGCAGTTAAATGCTACAAATACCAGTACCAACCAGGCAAATGCAGCAAAAAACTCTGCATATGATACAACGGTTGGAACGGCAAACAACACGCAGGGCGGTGATTATGTTAACCGTCGGGAAACAATTCGTAACATACAGAACATTGACTCAAGACTAAAGAAAACCCTGGAAGACTATTACAAGTCTTTTTACTCGACTGAAAAATTACAAGTATGGGATGCATCTCTTGGGGCTAAACCGCCATATGGTGAGTTTGATCCTTCGTACTACAAAAACCAAAATCCCGAAGTTTCCCAATCCTGGCAAGCTGCAGTCGCCAATGACGATATTGATATTACCCAGAGGTATGGCGAAAATGGATATTACCTACAACATTACACAAACACAGGTAAAGCAGCAGGAAGGCGCGGTAACGCTGCTGAAATAACGACAGCAGCTAACAAATACATTGAAGAAACCCCCACGGATGCAGACCTTCAAGCGGCACGTACCCTGCAGTTAGGTATTGACACAGATACACAAACGCAACGTTTGTTAAACATTCCGGAAGTTGCCGCTGAGTGGGAAAAAGCTAAGCGCGATGATCCGTACTGGGATTCTCTGGCGAAAAAGAATTATTTAGATGTAACAAAAGCTGATGATTTTGCAGCGTTATTCCGTTTGTCTGATCGTCCAGAGGATCAACAAATTCGTTTAAATTACAACGCTAATGCTGGTTATGGAATTACAGAATTAGAAGACGCCATCAACGAAGCAGTAGGAGAAAAAGCCCAAGTTGATGTCAAAAAGTTTGGTGCCCTGGCACAGAATGTTTTAAAAGATACCATTAGCGAAATGAAGAAAGCCAAAGCAAGAGAACAAGAGTTGGCAATCTTCCAGGGCTTTGGTGGTTTTTCTGAAATCTACGACATCAATAAAGAACTATCTAATTCAATCCTGGGGGATTCAGGAGTTGGTGGTCTGCTTTCCTTTACTTCGGCAGGAAAAGCAGAAGAATCCTTGCTTAAACAGCTCCAGGGAATTAGCGGTGTACGTAACAATGTTTCTTACAACTGGCAACAATGGTTTGATAATGAGTTAAAAACTAAGTATGACGAAGCTATTGAGCTTGGCTTGTCCGATGGAGAAGCACAACAACAAATCAAAGTAGAAGCCGAATTTGCAAGAGAGTTTATTGATAAGTATTTGATTCCTCGTTTTGACACATCTCGTTCCATGGATGAATTTGTTGAGTATCTTGATATTCGACAAGAAGAACAAAATCCTTTTCAGACGCAAGACATTATGAATGCTGCCAAATTAGTGGCAGATATTAGGTCAAAACAATATATTGACCAGCTAAAGTCCACGCCTGGTCGATATTTTGATGCTGATTTTTACTTTAATCCCACTGGAAACAAAGCAAGAGAAGCTGATTACGCTACTCAAAAGTCAACCGTGGAAGCTGATTGGGAAGCAGCAAAGAACGGTGATCCGTACTGGGCTCAGCAAGCTTATCGTTTTGGCATTGATGTTAACGATAAAGATCAATTTGCTCGTGTTCACTTCCAGGTAAAAGGACAAGGACGTGGTTATGACCCAGCTGATGACATTCTTAATGCAAGCAAAGTCAGCGATTATATTTACAGTCAAATACTACCGGCATTAAAAGAGGAAGCGTTAAAGCAAGGGTCGGTTTTTGGGCAGTTTTTAACCCCAGAAGAATTTGCGGATGAGATGCTGCGTGGCTTGGATCCTACTGATAAAAATACTTGGCAAGAGATTTTAGAACGTTATGGTTTATCTGAATTTAAAGGAGATATTGAAGAGTTAAAGCAGTATGTAATCGAAACGTTGCGCACTGGTTCTGCTCAACAAATTCGAGAAGAAATTAAATACTTAAATGAGAAACGCCAACGCCCTACTCAAGAAGTGCTTGGTGTTACTTACATTGAAAGGCCAGAAGATTATAAAGATGAAATGGCCAAACCCCAGACCGAACTTTATAGAGTATTTCAATCTTCTGGGTATCAAGGAACTGAAGATGAGTTTTACACAAACTTTTTCCCAGACTTAGATCGTGGCGAACAGGTATTGCTTACTAAGTCTGGAAGAGATACCGCACTGAAAACTTCTGGGCTTGATTTAAGTGATCCCTTTGCATCCCTCGGTACGATTGAAAGTTTCTTTGGGGAAGATAAAGATACTTTTGATAAAGAAGAAAAAGCAGGTACTGTGGATAATTACTTTAAGTTAGGATTAGAAGATGATGATTCGGATTACAAATCCAAAACCGGATCTCAAATCCTGGGTGAATTTACTTCGTTGTTTAAAGGTTTAAATGTCTGAGAAGGCGAAAAAAGCAGCTAGTGCCGCTCATCGGTATAAGAAGAGTGAAATGGCATGCAATAAACCTCAAAAAACTTCAGGGCATCCTAAGAAAAGTCACATTGTCAAAGCGTGTGAAGGAGGGAAGGAAAAAATCATTAGGTTTGGTGAGCAAGGAGCAGAGACCGCTGGTAAACCCAAAGCTGGTGAATCTGAACGCATGAAACAAAAACGTGCCAGCTTTAAAGCACGTCATGCAAAAAACATTGCAAAAGGCAGGATGTCGGCTGCTTACTGGGCAGATAAAGTTAAATGGTGACTTAAATGGGAAAAGCAAAAACTACTTCTTTAAAAAAAGAATCGAAGCCAAAGCGCACCAAACAAGGTGACGGTCAACATTCCAAGCCAAATCACGGACGTAAAAAATCCCGTGGCCAGGGAAAGGGCTAACACTTAATTATTATTTGTGTATCATGGATTTAATTGATCTAAATCCATGGGTAGCTACTTTGGCGACGCCATAAAAATTATTCGTAAATACGAAGGTTTTAACGAAAAAGCGTACCCGGATCAACAAACCGGCAAAGACCCATACACATTTGGTTATGGAACTCAATTTTATCCCGATGGTTCTGCTGTGCGCCAAGGCCATTGCTGCACCAAAGAAAAAGCCCTGGAATATCTGTTTCACGAAATCAAACTAATTGATAAACAGTTGAAAGAGTTAAATGTCCATATGGACGACTCCATGCGACAGGCTTTGATTTCTTTTGTTCATTCTGTTGGATGGGAACCCTTTCTTTACAGCGCCATCGTCGACTTCATCGACCAAGAAGACTGGGGTGCTGCCACAGATGAGATCAGTCATTGGATCTTTGACCAAGAACACAAAGTCATTGGTGGCTTGCTGGAACGACGGAGAGAAGAAGTTGATTTGTTCTTGCGAGAAGTAAATGCCAGTCCCTGGGCGTCTACTGAAATTCTTCTTACTGCATTCCGAAACTACAGTGCCGCACCTCACCAGGTCCGTGCAATCCGCAAACTAGAAGAAGTAACCAACCCCTATCTCCTGGCGGAATTTGCAAATGAATTCAACATTAAGCAAAACCCCTGGCACCCATTCACCGAAGAAGACCTTGACGCTATATTTGCAAGCTAGTCTTAGAATACTTTCAAAAGAATCATGAAGAACGCAATGGAGAGGTCAGTCGAACCACGCGAATTTGAACTTCCATTAGAGCTTCAATTTTCCATGCGTAAGGCTGAGCTTGCTGCGCAAGAAATGACATGGGATCAACTCCATAGCGCACTCCTGAACCTTTACTACCAGCGGTTAATGGAGTGGCAAGCGGTAAAAGAAATAATGGCCGGAGAACACATTGAACTTGATTTTGATATTCCAACGGACCTGGAACTAGCTGAACTAGCCCAGGCCTGTATGGTCTATGACGATGACGATGATGAAGACGAGCTTCAGCCCTTCTGAACGTCGCCTAGCTCAACAAGACGTGTTAAGTACCACTGGGCTTTCTTGAGGGACTCACTTCCTCCTTTGTGACGCTCACGCCATACATATTTTGCAATGTTGCCCTTGAGGTAACCGCGATACTCTTCAAGAGTTAATTGAGCTTCAATTGCTTCAATACATTCGATCCCACCATCGGTGTAGTGACTGGGATGATTGACTACATCTTCTTTAATTTCCGGTCGCGTTGGAACTACGGCCCAGGGAACTGGGCACACACCATCCACGCAATCATTAGACAACAATCCTGGAAGAACAGTATTTACAGACGTACTGTAAGAATCTACCGGGTTAAACCACGGCGCTTTCGTGACATCTCGCGCATCTCCTCGGTCGGCTCTTCCAGCTCCATCACCAATGCTTTGGGCTTGGGTGCTGCTCCCATCTGAAGTCCCTGCTCCATCGACGGAATGTAACCCGTCATTCCGGGCCGTCCCCCCTCGATCGACAAATTTGTCCTCTCCCTTCCGTCCTGACATGCGACTAAACCACGGTTGTACATGTCCTGTAATGGTACATCACTTTTTGCCGTAGCGAGAGGTTGTCCAAAATCTTCTTCAGACAAACAACGACACAACACTTCGTCTTTTACGAAGCTATCTAAGAAACCTGTTGCGTCTCCGTGCATCATCTTATAAGCCGGAATTACCTCTTTTAAAATACTATCATGCTTAACTTCTTCGATCCTACTTACGATCCCCAGAAAGACTCTGGAACGTCTGGAGCAGAACTTTCGGACCTCAATCCGGAACAAGCGTATGACACGGATTTACGCCGTTTAGATACAGAAGAAAAACTTACTGCTTCCAGGGCAGATACTGAAAATGCCCGCCAGCAAGATCGGGTTGCTAAATATTTCCGTGCCGCAAAAAGTGCGGGCAAGTTTCGTCAAAAGGCTGGGATTGACGAGCCGATGATTCGTGGCAAAACACCGCGCAGCGAAGCCGTGATCGACGGAACAACGTTGCCAAGTATGGGAGATACAATTGGCACTGCGGGCAGCACTAACTATGCCAATAAACCCCAACCAAGCTTTGGCCGTCCCTACAATTATTAATCGAACGTAAGTTGATTCATTTCTTCTAGTTCTAAACTATCTCTTAATTCTTCAAGCCTGGGTTTAATCATATTTAAAACCCATTGCACTTCTTCAGATCGAAACCTAGCAAGTTTTGTTGCCAGGGTATCGTCTTCTAAACAGATAACGTCGTCGTAAAGAATCTCAAGAATATCTAAGCATGTAGTTGGGTTCATACCTTGGCGAGCACAACTTTGTGAGTTTGGTTTTGGTACTTGCCTTTTCGATCTTGGTAACTGGTTTCACACGAACTACCACGATGGAATAGCAGTTGCGTAATACCTTCGTTGGCATAGATGCGATTAAAAAGTCCAGTGCAATTACTGATTTCCAAAGTAAGATGACCCTTCCATCCTGCTTCTGCTGGAGTAATGTTTACCAAAATTCCAGAACGTGCATAGGTTGATTTACCAACTGCGACGACAGTTATGTCCCTGGGAAGTTTGAGATGTTCTTCTGCAACCCCTAGGCAGTAACCAAAAGGAGGCAACAAGAAATACTGACCTTTTTCATCTTCCAGTAACTCGGCTGGATGAAGAATATCTTTATTAAATTCTTTAGGATCGCAATCGCCAGACTGGGTACGACCGAAAATTAAACACTGCTTTGTTGACAGGCGAATGTCGTAGCCATAAGAGCTAAGCCCATAGCTCAAAATGCGTTGTCCGTTTTCTTCGCTGACGAGATGATCCTGGAACGGACTAATCATCCCCTCTTTTTCGGCCAGGTATTTAATTTCCCAATCTGCAAGAACGCTCATAAGACCTTCAATTCGTTTTTCAGTATACCGAACTCAAGCGAGTACTCGTCCCCTATCTGAATAAATGTCAATGAATTTCTGAGTTGCCTCACCTGAGCGATCTTTCGGTTGCAAATAAACTAGAAAACTGGTAGACGTTCGATGTCTCCCAATACCTTCACTGGTGTTTTTTATCAAAACAGGAGCAGTCCTGAGAAAACACATGGGGAAATCAAAGATTGTTTGATCGTATCTGACCATGTCTGGACAGTTACTAAAATAAAGACCTTGCTCAACTTCTCCATTCATCCAGGCTTTGTAAAGTTTTCTAAACCACAAGGCATGCCCCGAGATCAAAGACACTGAACTTGCTCGTGTCATTTTCCATCTTTGATTCTTTTCTTCCCAAAAGTAAGATCCACTTGGAGGAAACAAATAAACTTTGCCAAACCAAAGCTGGCTATTCAACCCGTCGTCTTGAGGCGTAAAAAAATTGTCAGCTTGCACATAGGAGTTGGCAACTTTTGAACTGGCTGGATCTAAGTCAATATTGCCCAGTAGTTCATGAGCAGCCCCAATTAAATCGAAGCTTGTAATAAGCTCAAGATCTTCAACTTTTTGACGAAATTTACCGCCCATCAGTCACCTGCAACGACGTTATAGTCTATTTCCAAATAGCGAATGCCCTCTTCATCATTAATGATGTAACCAGCTTTTTCTTGTGGGTTAATTTTTTGGGCAGCCTGAAGAATGCGTCGAAAAGTTTCTGCCATATCTCCATCATTCTCTCGTTCGCACTGTTCTTGTGCCGAGTGCAACTCTTTAAGTGTCAGGAAAAAAACCTGCCTTTCTTTATTTGCTGGCTGGAAGCACAAGATTCCCGGTCCTTCGGCTTCCCAGAATTTTGTATACATGCTACCCATGTCGCCCAAGATAAGAGCAACTGTGGTTTCCAGCATTTTTGCTTTAGTTTCATCCTCTAGATCCTTGCCCAACAGTTGAAGAAGCAGCTTTTCCCTTCGATTCATTTTTAATCAACTCTTGCTTTTGAAGCGATTCTAAAAGTTTCGGGAGCGGTTTGTAAATAACGACAAGCTTTCCTAAAACTCCACGTTTTTTCATTAGCTTGCCATTGTCATCGCGCAGCTTATCAAACTCACCAGAACGGATGAGATACTCTGCTACACAGCGCAACCGTCTTTTAAGCGGCAGTTCTGCTTGGGGAAACTTACCACAGATTGTGTCAGGTTGCATATCTTTGAATGCCAGCCGCAATCTATTTGCCAAAGTCATTCCGGAATTGGCGTCTTCTTCTTCGTACTTTTTAAGGTTTTCCAAATATCTTTGGAGGCAGCCATCGTCAAATGAGCCGCTGGGCGGAAGAAAATCCACCAACTGCAGATACAAAGAGTTGGGCAGTAATTGAGAACAGTTCTCAACAGTGACCGCATCTATTGAAAAATTGTCAAATCTTGTTATCAACATCTTTCTTCGCTGCAGCTTTCTGGTAAATAGGCCGAGAGCCTTCCGTAAAATCTTGGAAGGTAGTTTTACGGTTCTTAACTACTGAACGCACCAGTTCGTTCCAGGGAATTCGAATGACTGCTTTCTTGTGGCCATCTGGGGAGATGTTGACGTAATGCAAACCTTCTTTCCAGCCGTTTTTCTTATCTTTTCTCCCAATGGAAATCCAGTTGCGAATCGTTTGATCTGAGACGCCAAGCCTACGAGCGCACTCTTCTGTTGAGATAAACTCATCTGCGTAAACCTCTGGATGCAATACGTCCGTTTCGTCATATTCGTAGCGAACTCTCCACATTGCGCTGAGAGCAGCCCTGATTCCTTTCAGCTCAAACGCAATGTCTTCAAGTCCTTTCCTGATGCCGTAGGTCATAACACCACAAGATTTGTTTAAATGCTAGTGTGTGGGAAAAGATTTTGCCTTTCCAATGTCTGAACAAATCCCCAACAGCCAGCTTCCTCCTTTTGCTTCTGTTCAAGGATCGGTGAGTATCCCTGGAAACATCACGCCTGAACAGCTGGAAGAAATGAAGGCCAAAGCGCGTGAGTTAGCTATTCAACAAGCTTTTGCATCGCAACCTCCGGTGCCTTCATTTGTTCCGCCGCAGCAACAAGTCGTTTATGTGCGTCGAAATTTGACGGTGGCAGAGCTTTTGCTTGTACTGGTCGTTTCCTGTGGGGTTGTCTTTGGTGTTCAAATGGCCGGAACCTTTTTGATGAACACGCTTCCGCGCATTGAAATCAAGCTCAAATAACGGAGTTGGTGAAAGTATAATTCATATAACGAGACTATGTGATTTAATAGGTGGCAAACCGTAGGATCTCTGATCTACAGGAAATCGCCGGGATCAATCTGGCGGACGGTGACCTATTTACCGTTGTACAGGTCGCAGAAGTCGACCCCACAATTAAAAATAAAAAACTAACTGTTTCCGGCGTTCGTGCATATTTAGATCTTTATTATTTACCTCTTACAGGCGGTACCGTTAGCGGTGCGGTAATTTTTGCCAACAACATTACTGTCTCTGGAAGCACAACACTAAATAGCATTACGGTCACTGGGACCACAACCCTCGCCAGCTTAGTCGTACAAAACGGCGCGAGTATTACGGGAACGCTGACCGGCAACACAATTACCGGTAATACGATCCAAGGAAATCTTGTTGCTGGTACCTCCGGTCAATTCACTACCGTTACCGGAAATGTTGTTAACGCTAGCAGTGGTGTATTCACATCACAGCTCTCTGGTACAACAATTACCGGTACGACGGTCAATACACTGACCGGTAATTTTTCAAACATTGTTACTGCTAATACCGTCAGCGGCGTAACCATTACAGGTACGACGGTCAATGCAAGCAGTGGCGTATTCACCACTCAGATTTCTGGCGCAACAATCACTGGCAATAACATCAATGCCACCAGTGGTACGTTCCAAACGTTAAACGTTGCTTCTCAGAACATTAGCGGAGACCTTGCGGTTACCGGAAATCTGCGTGTACTGGGCTCTGGCTTCTTTAGTTCTGGTGTCAATATCAGTGGAACAGTCAGTGGCGTAACAGTTACTGGCACTAACGCACAATTCACCACAATCACTGGCGGATCAGGTGTTTTCACAAGTCAAATTTCCGGTGCTTCGATTACCGGAAACACTGCTAATTTTACAACTCTTACAGGTAATAGCGGAGTTTTTAACTCACAGATCTCCGGCGCCACAATCACTGGAAATACTGGAAATTTCACAACATTAAATGCTATTACGGCAACGTTTGAAACCGGTGTTGTCAAACAAAACATTACCGTCACTGGCAATATTCTTACTAGCGGAACACTCACCGTTGGTCAAACAGCAACAATTGCCTCAGGCTTAACAGTAAACTCTGGCAGTATTTCTGGTGTAACCATTACTGGTACAACGGGTCAGTTTACGTCCATCACTGGTATTGGCGGTGGGTTTACAACGCTTACAGGGGCCACAGTCACCGGCACTAACGCTAACTTCAGTAGCGGAACCTTTACAAATACTTTGTCTGGTGCCACGGTCACCGGTAATCTTGGCCAATTCACCACACTGACTGGTAATACAGCGGGCTTTACGACTATTACCGGAACAACAATTACCGGTACCAACGGTCAATTCACAAGTATTACCGGAATAGGCGGTGGTTTCACTACGCTGACCGGCGCCACAATCACTGGTACTACTGCAAACTTTTCTTCGGGTGTTTTCACCACTCAAATTTCTGGTGCAACGGTTACCGGTAATATTGCTCATTTCACCTCCGGTACATTTCAAAATTTAACTGCGTATTCACAAACGGTTTCCGGAACACTAACTGTTACCGGTGATTTAGTTGTTCAAGGATCTGGATTTTTTAGTTCTGGTGTCAATGTCACTGGAACTTTAAGTGGTACCACAATTACCGGTACAAACATCCAAGCCACAAATATTACTGGAACTTACTTAGTTGGAACCACTAATATTTCCGGAGCTGTAATCACAGGCGATGCAGGGCAATTTAATACTCTTACTGGTAATACTGCTGGATTCACAACAGTCACCGGTGCAACTGTCACTGGTACCAACGCTAACTTTGCCAGCGGTGTATTCACAAACCAGATTTCCGGTGCAACGATTACCGGCAATACGATCCAGGGAACCACATTCACTGGAATCAATGGTCAATTTACGCAAATCACAGGCATTAGTGGAGTCTTCACCGGACAAATTTCTGGTACCACAATTACCGGAAATGCAGGTCAATTTGGAACATTAACGGGTAATACCGCTGGATTCACCACCGTCACAGGCGCAACCGTTACCGGTACAAACGCCAACTTCAGCTCTGGTGTTTTCACGAGTCAATTATCTGGTGCCGTAATTACCGGAGACACCGGTCAATACACAACTATTACTGGAATTAGTGGTGTATTCACAAGCCAAATCTCAGGCACAACTATTACCGGTAATACGATCCAGGGGACTACGATCACCGGAATTAATGGCCAATTCACTCAAATTACTGGGATCAGCGGAGTATTTACCTCCCAACTTTCCGGCGCCTTAATTACTGGTGACACCTTAACTGTTACATCTGGTCAGTTCAGCCGTGTTTCTGGCTCTACTTTTATTGCTGGTGGAACAACGTTTGTTTCTGGTGCAGGGGATGTTCGACCTTTTGGTCAATTTTCTTTCCCAAACAGTGTTGGGCTTTCAGGCTACGTACTGACAACTCTTGGCAATGGAAGCACAGTTTGGGCTATCAGCACCAGTAGTGGAATTGTTATTGATAAACCAGTATTAGAAAGTAAATTAATCATTGACCAGAACTATACTATTACCAGTGGTTACAACGCTGCTTCTATTGAAACAGCATCTGTGGCATCCGGCTTTACGGTTACAATACCCTCCGGAAGTGTCTGGAGAATCTTGAATTAAAATAAAAAGAAAAGACCGCAATGGCATACGGCACTTTAAAAGTTAATACCCTTATTTACGATCCGGGTAGCGGTGATACTACTTTTGATTTTACACAAGCCGTTCAAAATGGCTTTACTCAGATTTCCGGAGCATCAGGCGTATTTACCTCCCAAGTAAGTGGCGCAACAGTAACTGGTAATACTGGTAACTTCACCAATGTTGCAGGCATTGGAGGCAGCTTTACAACGCTTACTGGTACTACTGTTACCGGTACGACTGCCAATTTTGTTTCCGGAGTATTTACCACTCAAATTTCCGGTGCCACCGTCACTGGTAATACTGGTAACTTCACTAATATTTCTGCCCTTGGTGGGAACTTCACAACTCTTACGGGAACAACGACAACTGGTACGACTGCCAACTTTGTTTCCGGTGTATTCACTACTCAAATCTCTGGTGCTACAACCAGGGGTAACTTAAGCCTGTTTAACAGCGGTAACTTTGCCTCTGGTGTGGTTACGTCAGGTATTGTTCAGTCAACCTCAGGTGGCTTTAAGTTCCCTGATGGCACCACGCAAACAACTGCAGCAACCGCTGGAGGAGTTAGCCTAGGGCTTGTAATTGCCCTTGCTGGTTAATTTCTTGATCTTATAATCAGTAGAAAAGAGTCTTAGCAATGGCCGAGTATTTTAAGTTCAAAGGTACCCAGTTAACAACCACTGGTATCGCTGATGTTTATAACCCCACCAGTGGCCAAGACGGTGCCTTAACGAACTCCAGTGGTGTTTCCATTGTGCTGTCGGCGCTTGCTTCTAACACCAGCACCGGTGATGTAAACGTAAGCCTTTACACCACGCTGACCGGCTCTACTAGCACTGCCACGGGTACAGTTGATACTGAGTCCGGGAGTTTCTTAATGGGTAAAACCATTGTGGTACCCGCCAACTCCTCCCTGGAATTTATCGTCAATAAAGCCAACGTTCCTTACGGCAGTAAATTAAGGGCACGTTCCTCGGTTGCTTCTGGTGTTGTTTTTACCGTTTCAGCGCTTGATATTCAGCCTTAATTGATAGACTAAATAAATATAGAAAGAGTCTCCGATGGGTAAGAAGCGGGAAGGTGGTTATCTCGGCACAACTCCTACTACATGGAGTTCCTCCGTACGTTCCGGCATGTGGAACATGCGGAGTCAGTTTGCTTTAGAAAAAGATAACCTGTGGCCCACTCCTCCAGCGGAACCTGTAACAATCTCAAGAAGTCTGAGATTTAACTCAGCAGATAGTGCGTATTTAAGCAGGACGCCAAGTGGTGCGGGCAATAGGAAAACTTGGACATGGAGTGGATGGTTAAAAAGATCTGAGCTTGGCGTGGGATCACAAATGCTTTTTGACGTTTATTCTGCTAGCACCGATGCTGGGGCATTTTCTGTATACTTTTCACCCACAGAAACACTAACTATTGTTGGATACACGTCAACTTGGTTAGTCACATCACAAGTATTTAAAGATACTAATGCCTGGTATCATTTAGTACTAACAGTAGACACAACACAAGCAACTGCAGATAATAGAGTAAGGTTATACGTTAATGGCTCTCAAGTTACAGCATTTAGCACAAGAACAAATCCATCTCAAAATGCAGATTTAGGTGTAAATCAAGCAGCTGCGCATACAATTGGACGATACTCTCCGTCAGCTTTTTATCATTTAAATGGCTACCTTGCAGAAACACACTTTGTTGACGGCCAGGCATTAACACCTTCTTCGTTTGGAGCAACGGATCAAACCACTGGCTTGTGGACTCCTATTAATTACATAGGTACTTATGGTACCAATGGTTTCTATTTAGATTTCTCTGATAACTCTGGAACTACTTCCACCACGCTTGGTAAAGACCGTGTTGGTAGTAACGATTGGACTCCTAATAATTTCAGTGTCACAGCAGGTGCCGGTAATGATTCCCTGGTAGATACACCTACCTCTTATGGCACTGATACTGGTGTTGGTGGAGAAGTAAGGGGGAATTACTGCACATTAAATCCACTTCAGTCTTATGGAACTGGAACACTTGCATCTACTGACGGAAACCTTGTTTCAAATAAAACTGTTACAAACAGTGATAGTGGCTGGACTTCTACTTTTGCTCTTTCGTCTGGTAAATGGTATGCGGAATACACTTTTACCGGAGGCGGCAATGTAGGCGGCAATAACGGTGGCATTGGTGTTATGCGTGTTGCCAGCACGTCTGTCCCAGGGGAATTAGCAGATACAGTGCGTTGGATGGATGCCGCAACATTGCGCCAAAACGCCTCTTCTAGTTCCTACGGAACCGCGCTTTCTTCTGGCGACGTTTTAATGGTTGCATTTGACGCTGATAACAACAGAATTTGGTTTGGAAAAAATGGGACTTGGTTTGCGTCTGGAAATCCGGCAACAGGATCAAATCCTAGTGCGACTGGTCTAACAAACCCAATGGTTCCAGCCACATATCATTATTCAACAGGCGTAACAATTACTTGCAACTTTGGTCAACGTCCCTTCGCATACACAGCGCCTAGTGGGTTTAAAGCTTTAGTTGACACCAACCTTCCAGAACCTACTATTGTTAAAGGCAATACTCAATTTGATATAGCACTATATACAGGTAATGCAAGTGCAAGAGATATTACCGGATTAAATTTTTCACCTGATTTAGTGTGGATCCAAAACCGGAGCAGCACATCTGGTTACTTTAACGCAGTAATGGATGCCGTAAGAGGAAACACAAAAATACTGTCAACAAACAATACAGCAGCAGAAGTTACATATACCAAACAATTAACTTCGTTTAATGCAGACGGATTTAGCCTTGGTGATAATACAGATAGTGGTAATTATGTCAATCTAAACACAAGCACTTACGTTGCTTGGGCCTGGAATTCAGCGTCAGCTAATTCCACAAATAGCGACGGAACTATTGCTTCTACTGTTCGGGCAAACGCAAGTGCAGGATTCTCAATTGTTAGTTACGATTCTAATCCTTCAGGCACAGTTGGTCATGGTCTTGGCGTTGCACCAAAACTGATTATTGAAAAGAAACGTGATACAACTTCTGACTGGCTTGTGGGCACAACGGTTATAGACGGTTCATATGATTATTTGCGCTTGAATACAACAGATGTAAAAGCAGATGCTGTTGTAGCCGCACCAACAGCTTCAGTATTCACGCCGAACGCATCTGGGGACTCAATGATCGCCTACTGCTTCGCCCCAGTGGCTGGGTACTCTGCATTTGGTAGTTACATCGGTAACGGCAGCACGGATGGCGTGTTTATTTATACAGGATTTAGACCAAGGTGGCTATTAATTAAAAACTCCTCTAATGCTGGAGGATGGAGCTGGATAATCCGCGATACATCCAGAGATCCCTATAACCCAACCGAAAAAAGACTTTGGGCCAACTTAACCATCGCCGAAAGCACAAACGATCCTTTTGATATTCTCTCTAACGGATTCAAACTCCGAATTAACTATGGCGACTATAACGCCAGTAGTAACACTTACATCTACGCAGCCTTCGCTGAAAACCCGTTTAAATACGCACGTGCAAGGTAAATAACCCACGATTTAAAATAGAAAAAAAGGTAGAAACATGTTTGTAAAAAACGGGCAGGTACTTGACCCAACCGAGTCATTCACCATTAACGAAATCACATACCCTGGTAAATGGCTCCTGGAAGCTACCCACGATCAATTGCGTCATCTGGGCATTACAGTAAGCCCTGACCCGCCGGTTTGTGATACACGTTTCTATTGGGGTGTAGATGGAGGCAATTACTGCATTCCCAAAAAGCGTTCGCAGCTTGTAAAAGAATGGACGCAAGCAACGCACAACACCGCCAACAGTAAGCTTGCTGATACAGATTGGGTGGTAATTCAGTCACTCGATGAGAACGCCTCTGTAGACCCTGCAATCAAGGCATGGCGCCAAGCGGTGCGTGAAGCTGTTGCAGAAAAATGCACCAAACTTCAAGAAACCGAAGATACTTACGGCTTGCAAATCTACGTGACCGGAAGTGATTACAACACCTGGCCCGAGAAGCCAGCCTAAGTAATTTATAATTAAAAAAACTGTTGCAGTATAAGTAATGGGCACTCGTCCTTTAGGTGGTTTCCGTGGAGCAACTCCTTCTGCATGGAGTGCAACTTCTCGTACCGGAGAATGGGATAGTGCTCAGCAATTCAAACTGAACAAAGATGACGTATGGCCTGGCCCACCCCCAGAAGGATATAACGTTTTTCGCAGCCTTCGCTTTAATTCAGCAGATAGTGCGGATTTAAGCCGGACTCCTGGAAGTTCAGGGAACAGAAAAACGTGGACGTTGAGTGCTTGGGTTAAACGTTCTAAGTTGGGCGGATTCCAAGCGATATTTAGTACCCCCAACGGGACAAGTGATACAACTTGGCTTGATTTAGGCTTTGAATCTGATAGGTTACTACTTGCTGGGTATAGCACTTACTGGCGAATAACTTCTCAAGTATTTAGAGATGTATCAGGCTGGTATCATGTCGTGGTAAGCGTAGATACAACGCAAGCCACAGCTAATAATAGAATAAAACTTTATGTAAATGGAACGGAAATAACTGCTTTTAGCACAACAAGCAACATGAATCAAAATGATAATACTGGGGTCAACGCAGCCTCAGTTCATCATTTTGGTAAGACAGGAGGCACGCCCCATTACCTTGACAGTTACTTAGCCGAAACACACTTTGTTGACGGTCAAGCATTAACACCGTCTGACTTTGCGGAAACTGATGGGACAACTGGACAATGGATTCCTAAAAAATACACAGGTACTTATGGTACCAATGGTTTCTACCTGAACTTCTCTGATAACTCCGGAACTACTTCCACTACTCTTGGCAAAGATAACAGTGGCAATAGTAATAACTGGACACCTAATAACTTCAGTGTCACAGCTGGTGCAGGTAACGACTCCTTAGTTGATTCTCCCACTAGCTTTAACACTGATACTGGTGTTGGTGGAGAAGTAAGGGGGAATTACTGCACATTAAATCCTTTAGATGGCACTGGTTTAACGGCAAATTTTTACTTATCTAACGGTAATTTAGATTTAAACGTTAGCAATAACAGCGGTTATCGTAATGTACGTGCAACTTTTAGCCCGGAAAATCTTAAGGGTTATTTTGAATGCGTATATGCAGGCACCGCTAATGGTGGAGTAGGTTTTGCATATGAAAGTATTGCACGAAGTAATCTTCAATATAACTCAGCAGGAACTTTTTACATAAGTCAGGGCGGCGATGTCTTAAACGGAGCAACCACAATTAAAGCCGGGTGTACGTCAGCGTTTTCCGTTGGTGATGTAATACAAGTTGCTTTTGATTTTACAGGTGGAGCAAGAAATGTTTGGTTTGGACGCAATGGAACATGGGGGAGTAATAGTGTAGGTATAGGTGTTCCAAATACTGGGACAAATCCTGTATTAACAGTAAGCAATATTGCAGAAATCAGTGGTTTGTATTTTGGAATTAATACTGGAGGAGCTCTTACAACTCTTACCGTAAACTTCGGTCAACGTCCCTTCGCATACACCGCACCTACTGGGTTTAAAGCTTTAGTTGGTACCAATCTTCCAGAACCCACTATTGTTAAAGGCAATAGTTATATGGATACGGTGCTGTGGGCAGGAGATAATGCAAATCCGCGCACCATCAGCGGGCTTAATTTTTCTCCTGATTTGGTGTGGCTGAAGGATCGAACGCAAGCTACCAACCATCGATTTGTTGATACCCTGCGTGGCGGAAATAAAACACTTAAAAGCAACACCATTGACGCCGAAACTTCTTCGGAAAGTGCTGGCACAATCTCAGCTTTTACCTCGGACGGATTTACATTGGCCGGGACATCCACAATGGAGGGTGTCAACCTTACCGGGGATTCCTACGTCGCCTGGTGCTGGGACGAAAGCGCCACGCCGGGCTTCGACATCGTGACCTTTAACGGCACTGGTGCAACGCAAAACGTTTCACATTCACTTGGTGTAGCGCCAAAAATGGTGCTTGTGAAATCAAGAGGAGCTACTGGAGATTGGTGGGTTTATCACGAAAGTATCGGAGCAACAAAAACCTTGTTCCTAAGCCTTACGGACGCAGCCCTAACTTTTACCGCCGCTTGGAACAATACAGCCCCAACTTCTAGTGTTTTTACGGTTGGGGCTGCGTCTGGATTAAATGCAAATGGTGTGACGCAAGTCGCCTACCTGTGGTCCGAAGTCGCGGGCTTCAGCAAGTTCGGCTCCTACACCGGCAACGGCAGCAGCGATGGTCCGTTCGTGTTCCTGGGCTTCCGCCCTCGTTGGATCATGATTAAGCGCACAGACAGCTCAGCAAACTGGCAGATCTATGACACCGCTAGAGATACTGGGAACAAAATGTTCCTAGAGCTGGTGCCAAACTCATCGGCTGAAGAAAACTCGGTTAGCCTTAACATCGGCGTTGGTATTGATGCCCTTTCCAACGGATTCAAGCTCCGAGATTCTCATACAGCAGGCAACGCTTCCGGCGGCACCTACATCTTCGCCGCCTACGCCGAATCGCCCTTCAAATACGCACGTGCACGGTAAAGATTGCAAGATTTAAAATAGTATAAAAGGTGCAATAACATGTCTGATCAGACGTACGATCAATGGTTTTATTGGGGATACGATGAGAACGGCAATCTCATCCCCCAAGATCACGGCGACCTCGTAGAGCGTTGGACCGGTAATACCAAGCAAACTGCTTACACTCTCCTCGCTCCAAACGATTGGTATGTAGTGCGAGAAGCTGATAACGGAACTGCTTGCCCGGCTGACATCAAAACCTGGAGGCAGTCAATCCGTGAAACATGTGCTTCCAAGGTTACAGGAATTCAGGCAACCAGCACCACAGACGAATTAGCGGCCTTGATCCGCGACCAAGCTTACAGCAACTGGCCCGCATTCCCTGGCACAGAAGCAACTGTTGAATAATCTGGCATTTCCGGATAGTTCAATCAATACACCTGACCTAAAGTTAGAGAAAAGCTTTAGGTAATATGCCAATTGAATTAATATCTGCAGTTAAATACTACAAAGAAGAGCCACATCAAACTGCAGCCTGGAAGTGGTTACAAGAGCAACTTTCTCCAGAACTCCTGGAAGAATTTGCCGCCAAATACCGCATTAAACCGCCGACAAAACACGCATTCGAAAACAACTGGGAGGGTGTGCTTGCGGCTGGAAAGCATTGCGGTGCCAAGTATCCGGAAGTTGTTGCTGCACAATGGGCACTCGAAAGTTCCTGGGGCAAACACACATCCGGTAAGCACAACTACTTTGGACTGAAAGGTGCTGGATCCAACGTAAATACACAAGAATTTATCAATGGTCAATGGGTCACCATCAAAGCAGGATTCATTGACTTTCCCGATTTACTTACCTGTGTTGAATACCTAGTTGAACGCTGGTACAAAGACTTTGGCGTATACAAAGGAGTTAATCGAGCTACAAATAGGAATGAATGTGCCAAGCTGCTGGTAAAAGAAAATTACGCAACTGATCCTGACTACGCAACCAAGTTGATCCAGATTATGGATCGAGAAATTGGCACGACTACTGGAGTAGCAAATCCCAAGGATCCGGTCCCAGCAGCAAAACCATTTAATCCTTGGAGCCCATTCACCTATAAAATCACACCCAACATCACTTACGGCGAACTTTGCTTAGGGCAAGAAACACGGCGTTTCACAAAACAACATCAATGCGAAACAGCAATTGAACTGTGTCGCTTCCTGGAAAAAGTAAGAGCTGCTTTTGGTAACAAACCTCTTATTATCACAAGTGGCCATCGTCCACCAGCCGTGAATAAAGCTGTTGGCGGCGCAAGTGCGTCAGAACATTTATATAGTGTTGCTAACGAAGGAGCAATTGATTTCTATGTCAACGGAGCAGATATTTATGCGGTAGAAAAATATTGCGATAAAAATTGGCCTTACTCAGTAGGATACGGCGCCAAAAAAGGATTCGTGCATTTGGGAATTAGAAGTTCTAAGCAACGTATTAGATGGGATTATTAATGCATGAAAGCAAAAAGAGATCCTCACATTCGTGTAAATATTTGTTGGGAAGTTGGTGAAGAAAAAAAATGTGTGACGATGTCCAAAGAGGAAGCATACGCCACACGTAAATGGGTTGAGCAAAATGATGGCGTTGTTTTTTGGTTCTCTGCCGTTGAATAATCAACGTTGTTTTGCACGACCAATAGCAAGAGCACCGATTTCAATTAATCGATACAACTTGCGAACAATCGCATCATCTTTCGGGGTGGGGGTCAGAGCGGTAATTGCAGAACATGCCGCATGAATGGCAAGAGCAACTTCCAGGTATTCATTGAGCTTGTGCATGATTTTTAGGCACCTATCGTTATTCTATCGGGGTGTGTTTATAAAAATACAACGCAAGATGTTCATCGCTAAATGACCAACCATATGGTGATTCTTTTGTAAGCAACCATCTTTTCCAGATACGATATTGCTTTTCCGCAACAACAGATTCACAACGTAAAGCAATCATATCTTGAATCGGAAGTTCTTCACACCATTGACGCAACTTTTCGATTAGATATTTTTGATCAGCAAGCGTCAACTTACCGGTCAAAGTCGAACTCATGTTTTGAACCCTGGGTCTTCTTGACCGTTTGTTCATCCAATCGTTTATCTGCCTGACGCTTTTGCCAACCGCTAAAGAAGCGAGCCATATCGTACCGCAAGAACTTTTCATCCACGGAACCAACCGCAGCTTCATGTAATACTTTTGCTTCAGGTATTTTGTAAATAGTTTTTTCTTTCTTTTGATACGCGTCATCCATCACAGATCGAAAATTTTGCAGCTTTTATGCCACGGATTTTCCTTACAATAACGACGAAAAGCCTCATGTGGCGGCACATAAATCTCACATCGTTTAAATAATTTGCAGATCAACCAGTTATAAAACCGCATTACGGAACTGTTGTCAGTGGTGGAAATACAGCAGGTAGCTTGTCTGTATCTTGATGCTCTCGATTCCAGGACAATGTCCATTCAGCAAGTGAATGTTGATGTTCTTCGGAACCCGTAAAGTCAGGCGTTACATCACACAGTATCTGATCAAAATTTTCAAATTCAAAATTAAAGAAATCTTCTAGCAACAAGAATGGGTTGCGATCAGAAACTTCAATTACAAGACCAACTGCATAATCCAGAAGCTCATTACGTGTACTGGAAACACAAAGCAAATAGCTTCCTGGCTCCAGGGTGTAATAAAGATTATTCCCTTTGTCTAAACGAAACGTGTTGAAATCATTATAGAAATATGAACCAGCGGCCATTACGTGGCCTAAGTACGGATGAACAATCGCTCCGTCTGAAACCGTGGCGATACTGTCCTCATCGAATATCATCCGCGCTTGAATTGGATTGAAATTCAAGTCATACGCAGACACTTGAATGTATTGAGGCCTCGGCGGACCCTTGGCAACAATAAGCCAAACAGTCGTACTGATATTGACTTGAAACCAGTGGTTCATGGTGCCACCACCAAAACCACCATTGGAAAATTGATTGGTATCAGCGCGACCAACAACCTTATTTTCAGGACCCAACCTTCCCGTCAGATAACGCAACGATGTGGTACTAAACGTACCAAGTACCAGGGGATTGTCTCTAGTTCGCTGCCGCTGATTTAACGATGACCGTGTGGACATCAAAAATCATAAATATTCGTATCCTCATTGTACTCGGGAGGTTCCTTAACAAATTGTGGATCGGTAATAGACATTTTGTAATCTTTCTTTAAGACCGGTTCCATGGGTTGTTGCTCTCTGTTTCTCTTGCCGTAGAGCATCAGCTTCTCAGCTTTGAACTCAATCTCGAGCGGAGAAATGGACTTTGGCGGCAGGTTGCGATTCCAACTTGAGACCAAGTGGAGAGGGTTGCAACACCGCTTGTCTCCACACAGTCTCGTTACCTGCAGCGACCCCACATCCCCCCAGGCACACTGGTAGATCGCCTTATGGATATTCACATTCTCAGACTTCTGCTTGCTGTAACCAGACCTGTAGGACGGCAGGCAGACCCTTGATGGCGTCCGGTTTCCATCCACGTTCATCAGCCAGCAGTCCTGGGGGAAACCAACCGGTACTCGCTTCCATATGGAGGCGTATTTGACCTTGTATTCGGGATGCAAGTAGTTGACATCGAACCCACAGACGTTGCTCATGATCTTCCGAACACACTCGTAACACCAGTGGTGGTCTTGATCCCTAATGGTGTGGCCATGGGGACAAGGGTGCCCGCGATAGTACCCCTTTTCTCTCAGTTGAGACTCAGTGAGAGCGTCAATGAGATCGACATGCCTGAAGTTGGCATGGTTGTTCGTTAGCTCCAGGGGTTTCCAGACGTTTGCCATAGTACAAAAGTACGTAAAACAATTACAAAGTTACGAAGATTGTAATGGTTGAGTGCAGACTTTGCAGACTTTGGGGTCTTTTTAATCTTATCTATAGCTAAATGACAAAGTTCAGATCTTTGTAATTTGTTGCTCCTAGGTGAGTCTCATGATTCTCAAAAAAATGACAAAGATCTTGGATTTGTAATTTGACCTAGTAAAAGGTTAAAACCACCCCCAAAGTCTGCATTCTCTGCACCAACAAATAAGTCTCAAAACAAGACACCAGTCATACCAAGGCATTTCAGCAACAAAACCCATTCTCAATAAAGATACGTTGTTGAGAGTCTGCACGACACACGAGTCTCAACATAAGACTTGGTTCTCAAATAAAAAGGCCCCCGCCTCCGCGAGAGCCATTTCCCCTTGCGACCGTGGCCGGAAATCCCGTCCACGCCCAGGCCACCTTACGCCGTAACCAGTTCCTTCTCGCGGTTCTTCCCTTTCTTTTTGCCTTTGCTCTTGGGTTCCACCAGTGCCTCAACCTCCAGCGTTGGGTTCAGCACCTCAGTAAATACCCCGTGGAACTGCTCTGCCACATAGTCCCAGTTGAACTTTTCGTCGGTGGCGCGGGTGTAGCAGAGTTCGGCAACCGCACCCAGCTTTTCGCGGTCCTCGTACAGTTCGGTGAGGATCTCTGCGAGGTGCTGGTGGGAAGGGCAGGGCATCTCCCTACCGAAGTTGGTATCCACGTCTACGTGGTCGCAGCGGATGAGGCGGCCATACCCCTGGAAGATCTCCTTACAAGACGTGTGATCGGGCACTACCTGGGCCACACGGCAGGCTGCGTGTTCAAAGTTAACCAGTCCCCACCCTTCTCCTTTGCATGTGTTCACGCCCACGTCAACGGCGTTATAGATGGTGTTAAGTAGTTCAACGGAAACGTTCGGAGGGCCATCCGTTGGGCTAGTCATGATGATGCGTCCATTCGGATCGAGGCCACGCTTGTGCATTTCCCTGTGGAACATCGGCATCACATCCCAGCCCTGATCCTTGGTCCCCATGTGGAGGTAGAGCTTGGCATTCGGCTTGTCTTTGGCGAACTCAGCAAAGCCAGCGATCGTGATGTCGATCCTTTTGCGGAATTGATTGCGGTTTCCATTGAAGACAATGAAGTCTTCCGGGCTCAAACTCAACTCCTTACGGCACTCATCCCTGTCCTTGGGATAGAACTGACCGGGCGTCACTCCATGAGGGATAACCGAGATTGCCTTCTGGACACCACCGTTAATGAATTCGTAAGCCCCGAATTCGGTATACGAAACGATTGCGTCCCATTCATTAGCAGTATCTGCGAGGCACCCGATCCAGTTGTAGGAGTCCATTGGGACATACCCCACAAACTTGAAGCCGCGCTCCTTATGCAGATCTTTAATTTGGTTGTATTGCGTATTGACGATCCACATGTCGTTAATCGTGAATACGATGTCTGGCTTCTCGCGATCCACCAGTTCACGAATACGTTCTTCACCGAAAGGAGCCTGCTGGAATCTGTTGGATGCAGGGTACATCCGATACTGCTCCTGCATTGGATCCGGGTCACCATGCCAGTTACACCCAAGGACCACAATCTCGTACTTGTCCTTAATGCGCTCCAGTACGTTATGGGTTACACGAGCGAAGCCCGTCATGGCGACAATGTCACCAACCCAAAGTAGCTTCGGTTTTTTTGTCATTTAATCGGAAATATCTCGATTAACTATACAAAAACAAATAAGTTTCTGCAGCAGCTAATCAAAACACTTCCATTTCATCTTCCTCAGGATCTGCATCCGTAGTGGCATTTGGCTGTGCATACAGATCAACACCGTAATGCTCTTGGAATTTATTCTTGTCAGCAGCAACCTCAACAATGCTGGGGTAATTTTCATACTTCGGGTTCGACTCCCTTACCGCAACGTTAATGATCCGCATGCCCCGCTTGCTCCTCTTGGCATACACGTTGACACCTAACTGGTGTGTACAGATGTCTAAGAACAATGGCTCAAACCTATTCCTGGACATAACGCCCACGTTGCACTGCCGACAGAACTCTGCATAGCTGGCATACAACCACTTATCATGATTCGCATAAATGTGACTGGATCCCATCGGTGCATTCTTGGTGAATCCAACCGCCGTACTCACATTCAAATCAAAGACCAGTCGGTGTTCCATCCAATCCAGTAACGGATTGGAACGAAGGTTCTGCATCTTCTCATACTTCTGGAAGAACTTCACCTTCTTGGCGGTTTCCATTAAGTACTCCCGCATTTCCTCCTCCGTCATATCGAGGAGCCAGTTCACCAAACCAGGCAACAAGGGTGCAAATTCACCTTGCGGTTCACCCTGCGAATTAAACTTGATCAGTTCCTTTTGTTCATGAGGACCACCCTTGAACGGACGATCGAATGGAACAGTGAGTCTCCTCCTGGAAAGCCCGGACGTGTAATCGGTTGACTGAATAGCTTCATTAGCCGTAATGATTACAACACCCTTGAACTGAAACGGTTCCTGATTCTCGTTCTGATACTTGCGTTCACTACGGATCCAGTCATTACCGGTAATCGCCTTCAATCGAGATACCGAACCACCCCACCTATCCGCATCTTGGAACAGCAGCAGTTTCTTACCCATGTAACCAGCCGCTTCAAATCGGTTCTTCTCCAGATTTTCAAAGTCAGTTGAGTACACATTTTTCTTGCCAACCAGTGCCACCGCCAGGTTTGCATAGGTCGACTTCCCTGATTTCCCTGGTCCGACAATCTCAACAAACTTCTGAATCTCATAACGACCAAGAAGTGTAGCCCGCAGCCACGCCCTTAGCACCTGAGCACGTTCCCAGCTGTCGTGCTGAATATGCTTCAGCCACTTAACAATTTCTTCACAAGTGGCAGCCGGATCATACGCATATGGCATTTGTTGCGTCATATGCATTTGACGATTGAACGGCAGCAGCTCCCTCGTGTGAATATCCAGGACGCCATTCGTAAACAGCAAATGGTCTGTACCGTCGTACCACTCCCTGAAATACAACAAGGTCTGGAGGTGGTCATACATATCGTTCATCATCCGGGTATTAAACCCACCAGGCAACAGATCCGATACACCTTTCGTCTTCAGCTTGGAGCGGATGTCACCCAGCATTTCAACCTTGGTCAATGGAGACCAAAGACCCTTGGTGTCATGCTCATACAGAAAGAATTGCCCGTGCTGAATGCTGTACTTCAGATTTCCCTGGTACATTTGCAGAAGCAAATCGACGATGACATCCGATGATGCGTTCTTGGGCCGCTGCTCTTTTTCTTTCTTTGATGGGTATTCCGGCTTCCCTGGCCGCAACATCGTTTTCTTTACCGATGGCTGGGCCGCAGCCTCCAACACTTCTGGACTCATACCAAGATCCTGCTCAATTTGAGGTAACAGATTGGACACGTGCTCTAGCGTGTCATCATCGACGTTCATCGCCCGGTAGTCCTGCGACTCCTGCCAGCCATGCTCCTTAGCCATGTAAATGAGGGAGCCAAGGGTGCGTCCCCCACCTTTCGAGAATGAAAGCCACCGCTTGTGGCATTCACCATCCCGATACTTCTCGGATTGTTTCGACCACTCTTCCCACACTTCAAGCAAGGATTCATCCAGTGCATGAAGCGACTGACCGACCGTAATCCAAATGTCGTAATCATCCGCTGCCTCTGGAGGCATAGCCCACATTGCCTCGGTGGCAAGTTGCATGTCGCGTTCCAGGTTGATTGACGCCTGTACTGCGAACGACGGACCAACAATCCGTGTGGTTTCCCCTGCCGGAACCCCCTGCCTTACGTTCTTTTGGATGATGGCCTGCAGAATCCAGTCCGGCAGTTCAGGCAGAGTTTCAATCCACTCAAACCCACCATCCTCTGCCGTAAAGTAACCGTCCGTCTCAGGGTGCAACCCCATGAGAACGCCCTGGTGCTTTTGCCAAAGGATCTCAAGCTTTTCTTTATTTTCCTCTGCATGCCACGTGTACTTATTACGGACAAAATGCTTGTGTTTTTCTCGATTTAATTTGTACAGCTTCCGCTCACGACCAATCTTCCCGCTGCAAATCGTCAAAGTTGACGGCAGTGCCTCCTGGAGGGGCAGGTCCGACACTTGCTCAATGAGCTGATAGACGGAAGGACCATCGACATCAACCCAGACAAAACCATATGGATGGTTATAAACAGGACCGCCGATCAGTCCGACAGCCTTGCACTTACCTTTAGTAATTTCGTCTTCTATTTCAACGACACTAAATGGCTTGGTTTGCCAGCCATTGACGTATGGATCCTTGTTTCCCCCCAGTGGGGTCAAGGGCCAATCTTTCGGAATCAAACCGAGCTTGATTTCCCCTGGACGAAGGGCTTGCTTGTTCTTGTTCGTCATGCTGCTTGTTTCTCCTCAACTTCCACTCTAAAGTTTCGCTCAGGGAAAGAGCTTTCTTTTGCCAACAAAAATGCATGAAGATGCATTTGGGAAGGCAGATAAAAACAGTCCCCATCCGCCGCATGTGCCATACGGTTAATGAGGGTATTTATCCACTCTCCCGTTGCGACGTGAACGTCCATCGGGTGGGAATTGAAACTTTAATCATCCTACGGTGACCAATCCAAGCCGACCGTTATGCATTCCTAAAATCTTTTAAGACTTATCTGTCTCATTTTGAGATCCTTTGTCACCACTGGTTTCTATAGCAGAAGACGTTGATACAGCCAGATCAATGCGTCGATCTTTTTCGTTTTGTGACAACGTGCTCCATGGCGCACTCAGTTGCATCGCCCCACCCAACAAACGAGACTCACCGGTCTGAAGCTCAGGATTGATCGGATGTTCCGTATATTTCGGCTTAGCTTGTTCCTCCCTCTCCAACTCCGACTCAACCTGGTTCTCAAGTTCGATCATTTTGAGACGAGCCGCCAGCTTTGCCTCAAACCAAACCTTCTTTAGCCACTTGACGATGGCATCAATATTCTGTTGAAGGAATAATTTCAACATCTCAGATCAAATCCGGGTCATAGTTTCCATGTTTTTCGACCTGCTTGTAGTATTCCTCAACGATTTTGAACCAATCTTCCCGCAACAAATTCAAAAAATTCCTGGAAATCTTAAAGATCTGAGTACGCACTGGCGTAGAAACCAAGATGGCTGCCTGCTGGACCTTCATACCCAAAGTTTGTTCAATTGCCAGGTCGTATGCCGCCAGCTGCTTGCAAGTCTTTTTGAATTTCATATGACCACCAAGCAAGTCCCGCCATTCAGGCGATCCCTTCTCCAAGTCCTTAGGCCACTTGCGGCTATACGGTTTGACGCTGGTTTTTAAGTCGGCAAGAGTGAGCTTGTTATTAACCACACCAATAATGTCAGGAGCACCAGCCCAAGCGCGACCTTCGTCATCGCAACCCCAGACGCGAGCCACGTCATCGGCACCAATAGTGAAATTAAAACGTTCGTCAACAGGCGATTCCGCCCAAAGAACTTCTTCAAATTGATCAAGAATTGGCGGCATGCCCGACCAAAAATCCTGGTAGCCATCAGGGATTTCAGGGGCCTTGTTCCCCTTTAAGTACTGTTCCATCCCGTAGTGTACCGCCGTGCCACGTTCAGCAGCAACCTCCTTCACACCAGGGTTTGCCTTGGACCACATCTCCAACTTTTTCTTGTTGGCTTCTGATGCGGTTTCAGAAATGATTGTGGTTACAGACGGTGCCGGACCACATGGCAGTGGCGTGACGTAGTGCCTTTTACCGTTAAGAGTGATGCGAGCCGGCCCTTTGTTGAGGTCCGAAAGCTTGCTTTGCCACTGATCTTTAGTTCTGCAGGTCATTCATAACCTGATTTATTAGTTATATTGTAAACATCCTTTAAGTTATTTGAGACTCAAATGAGTCGCAGACAATGAGTGAGTTCAGATTAGTGGTCTTACTTATCCTCTCGTCCATGTTTACGGTTGCCCTTATTGACATTGTGATCATCAACGGAGTCTTCAAATGAACAAACTCATCCTTGCCATACGTGGTTATCTCAATTGTCTCAGTTGGGTCTTATTTGAGACCATCAAATACATCTGGGATGAGTGCCCCGATCTGAAATTCTGGAATATTCCCACCCATCCAGCCGACTTTCTCTGGTATGCCGAGCGAATCAACGGGCGTGTGGCAATGATTACTCTTTCATCGGTCCTTTGGCTGGAACTCCTTACAGGCAAAGGGATTTGGGAGTTGGTCTGTGGCTAGTCAGCTGACCCGCTTCTACCTGGAAGACGTAGATGCGTATCCAGTCCTCAGCCTGGATGGCAAGATTTTCGAGGATATTGACACCGAGCTTGCAGATTTTTATGAAAAAAAACTTTTAGAACGGGAAATTGAGTACATTAGGGTGGATTTGTAGATCACCATGCCGCCAGTTGCCAAGCGTATCGCCGTTCTCACTTTGTGGCGCAACAATGGACAAGGAACCGAACAAACCGTTGCCAACTACGAGTGGCTGGAAGACGAGCTGATCCCCCAAAAATATCGATTCATCTACGCATTTCTGGAGAACGACTCCACAGATACAACCCCATTTGTCCTGCGTTCCTGGCTTGACACCCGTAAAGGGTTTCTCATCAGTGAGCACAATGATTCCAAACAATGGGGAAGTGTCCAGTCAACCGAACGAACCCAGTGGTTGGCACGGTACCGCAACATGTGCCTGCAACTCCTTGACTACTGGGATTTCGATTATCTCCTGGTGGCCGATACCAATGTGGCCTTCCGTCCCGACCAGATTCAACGAATGGTTGACGCCCTGGACGACAACCCCAGCTGGGGCATGATCACACCCAATACTGTTCAAGACGTTACCGATGCTATTGAAGAGACTGGCTTGCCGTCTTATTACGACAGCTGGGCATTGATTGATGCCGATGGTAACCAGGCGATGACCTTCGCCTCCAACCCATTCCTGTCTCCAATTGACCGTGAAACCTGGGAGGCAGAAGAACCGGTAAGTGTATCGAGTGCCTTTGGTTCAGTCGCACTAATCAAAGCAGACGCCCTGGAATTCAATGTCCAATGGGACGGAAAAGCAGGTTGCGAGCACTGGGCTTTTTGCCGTTCCCTTCGTGACAATGGATATGAAGTCATTGTTGACCCACTCATCCATGCCGAAATCAAACATGACGTTGAAGTAGTTCCCTCCGCTGAGGTTGTTGCGCATCACCGCAAACGCCTGGAGATGTCACAAAAATATACATTTTCCAATCAGGACTACTACCACGAAACACCAATCACCTTCGGTATTTGCACTGGGTACGACAATCCAGAACACCTTATTACATGTGTCAATTCAATCCACGCCCAAGACCTGGATGAATATGAAATTCTTTTGATTGGTCCTGAATGCCCCGAAGATTTAGCTACAGATCTGGCTCATCCAAACCTTCGGTTCATTCCTTTCGATGAATCAGTACGTCGCCTGTGGATTACCAAGAAAAAGAATGTGCTTGCCCAAGAAGCACAATATGAACGCCTTTGTTTACTACATGACTACTTAACACTCAGCCCCCACTGGTACCAAGCACTCCACCGTTTCGAGTTGGAATATCCCTGGTCTGTACTTGCGTTCCCGCAACAACGCGTAGATGGTAAAAGGTTTTGGTACGACTGGAGTGGCTTCGATGGTCCACGGGAATTAGATCGACGTGTCTTTTACAACTACAGCGACTGGCAACACCAAGGAGATGTGTACATCTCAGGCAATATCTTCTGCGTCCACAGAGACCTGCTCCTGGAAGTACCCTTCAATGAATCCCTGGGTCACATGCAGGAAGAAGACCTGGAGTGGACGAATCGCTTACGTCCGTTTGTGCATTTCAAGTGCGCTTACAACTGCACGGTTTATCACCAGAAAGAGCACAGGGATCAAAAGTTCTTCAGCCAAGTTGATGCCAACAAAGGACAGAGGCTTTGACCATGACCAAACTCATCTGTTTTGACCTTGACGGTGTCCTGGTTGATAGCAAAGACATTCACTTTGAAGCCCTCAATCAAGCCCTGACAACTATTGACCAAAAGTATGTGATCAGCACTGAAGATCACCTTGCCTATTTCGATGGTTTACCAACGAGCGAAAAGTTGCAACGCCTTAGCCAGGAACGCAATCTTCCACCCGAGACTCATGAGACAATCTGGGCCTTAAAACAAAAGATCACAACTTATCATTTCTCCCAGCTCGCCAAAGACAAACAACTGTTCCAACTTCTGGAGCAAATCAAAGCAGAGAACATTGCGGTCGCCGTTGCATCCAACTGCATTCGCAAGTCAGTTCAAAATGCCATCCACTCCCTCGGCTTGTTTTCCTTAGTCGACTACTTCATCAGTGCCGAAGAAGTACATCACAAGAAACCACATCCCGAATTGTATTGGCGCTGCATGATTCACTTTGGTGTGACACCAAAAGACTGTGTAATTTTTGAAGACTCAGCCGTTGGCATCCAAGCTGCCCTTCAGTCTGGCGCTCAAGTGATTGCTGTCAAGAATCGCGCAGATCTTACCGAGCAAAAGATTCAAGAAGCTATTACCTTAGTAGATGAAAAACTCAAAGCCAAACCTCAACCACGCATGAATGATCTCAATGTCCTGATCCCCATGGCAGGCCGTGGCTCACGTTTTGCCGCCGCTGGATTTACGTTCCCCAAGCCGTTGATTGACGTATTGGGTAAGCCGATGATCCAACTTGTTGTTGAGAACGTTGGTATCAAAGCTAATTACACATTTCTTGCCCAAGAAGAGCACATCGAAAAGTACAGCCTGCCCAGCCTACTCAACTTGATTGCCCCTGGTTCCAATGTCGTTCCGGTCAATGGCATCACCGACGGTGCGGCATGTACTGCACTTCTGGCACGTGACATTATTGACAATGACCAACCCTTGCTGATCCTTAACAGCGACCAGTTCCTGGAATGGGACCCGATCCAAAGTCTGTACCAATTACAAAACAGCGATGCTGATGGTGCAATCTTTACGTTCTACAGCACCCATCCCAAGTGGAGTTATGTCAAACGCGAGTCAGGCACAACAAACATTGTGGAAGTAGCCGAGAAGAAACCCATTAGCCATGATGCAACCTGCGGTGTGTATTGGTGGAGACATGGCAGCGACTTTGTTAAGTACGTTGATCAGATGATTGCTACTGACGATCGCACCCTTGGTGAGTTTTACATCTGTCCTGCGTACAATTACGCAATCAACGAAGGCAAAAAAATTAGCGCAATCCCCGTCCGTGCCATGCATGGGCTCGGTACACCAGAGGATCTGCAGTTATTCCTTAAGGAGTTTGGCTGAGATGAAAATCATTTCACACCGAGGAAATCTACATGGCCCTGATCCCCTGGAAGAAAATCGGCCAGAGACTATTGACGCCGCAATTGATCATCTATTCGATGTGGAGATCGATATCCGTCTCATCGATGGTCAGTTTTTCTTGGGGCACGACGACCCCCAGTATTACGTTAATTTGGTTTGGCTTAAAGAACGGAAAGATTACCTCTGGCTGCATTGTAAAAACCGAGATGCTCTCTACGTTCTCAAAGAAGGCTTTAATGCGTTTTGGCACCAGGAAGATGACTACGCTTTAACGTCGTGGGGATACATCTGGACTTATCCAGACGTTCAACCAGGACCTGGCTGCATCTTAGTTGATCTGCTGTACCCCACCAGAGATTCAATGGAGCATTGGAAGAAGACCAAAGTTTCCGGCGTGTGTACGGATTATGCCAGTATCACAGCTTCGGTTATTACGTCTATTATGGTTTAAGTTGTTTCGGTTTCTACGAACCGCAAGTTGTCATGCAAATGCAAGAATATCAACAGATGTTGGCAGACGGAAATCAATTCCTCGACCAACACCTTCAGCTACTCCAAAGTCTCGCTCTGTCTAAACAAAATGCTGGGAACAATTATACTGAGGGAACCCAAGAAGTCGGAAATGACTCTATCCAATCAAGTCAAGGAATCGGTCAACCAAGCGACCAATTGCCTGCGTGACGCGTTGGCATTTGCCGCACGTGCCGAACATCCCATCACCATCCATACGATTGCCGACATCTTGATGCGGCTCGAATCCCTGGAGGCCATGGAAGACATTATGCAACGGATGGGAAGCTCCATGAAGTCCAGCAAAGACGAAACCAAAGGACACTTTAGTTAGTCAATGAGTCACTTCCAAGATCACTACGTTGAGTGGCGCCAAAAAAGAATCAATATGACTTGGCGCCACGGATTACGTCGTTTTTGGTTTTGCAAGCAGAAGTAATTGACTACGTTTAAACGATTTACAGACGAAGAACGTTTAGAGAATTACTTTGAGGAATTAAAACGAGCAATACCAAATCCTCCAAAAGACTGGGAGATGAACGTACGTCCGTGTAAGTGGAGTAAAATCTTAAAAGAACGTAATAATAGTAAATGATTTACGGCGGCGGTATTAATGTTCCAGGTGCTGCTGGAAACATTGGCGGGATGGTTGCTGGAGGCCCAGAACTTCCATTTGGGACAGGCGCTCGCACTCGTACTTTCCAAGAACAATATCGACCTGGCGCACCTAAAGATAATTTACCCATCCGTGTATTTCCACAGAATGAACCTGGACGAGAAGGTTCAATTAACGTGCCATTCCAACAAGCTTTTGGTTATGGGATCCAAGGCATGATGCCAGGGATGCCAGGCAATTTTGCAGGAATGGCCAATGCTCAGTTCTTTGGTGGTCCTCAAATGGGACAGGTTGGCCCTGAGCAAGTAGTTGCAACCAACCAAGGACCCAGCACTCCGGTTAAATATGACGAACAAATGCGGCAATTGGTACCCAACCCTGGTGCAGGCCGTCCAACCAATGTGCGCTTAAAGAATCCTCCTCTGGTATAACGTAATGGCACAAGACGATAGCAAATATTCCAAGCCGGAATTACGTGAGCGGATTAAAGACCGCATCATGGCTGGATCTAAAGGTGGCAAGCCTGGGCAGTGGTCTGCGCGTAAGGCTCAGCTTGTCGCACAAGAGTATGAAAAAGCTGGCGGTGGATACAAAGGCGGCAAAGGAGAAAAACAAAAATCTCTGGAGAAGTGGGGGAAAGAAAAGTGGATGACCAAAGATGAATATGAGAAGCGCGGTAAAGCTAAAGCCGCAGCCAAGAAATATAAAGAGAGTAAGTGATGGAAGAAAAAAAATATAACTTAAGCTCTCCAGAAATACAAAAGTTTTTAAAAATTACTCCTGAACAAATAGATCCAAGTATTCGACAAACGCATATAAGAAACCTTGTTGCTCGTTTAGGGTTAGCTGATATACCTGGCAATTATGAGAATGCGTTTGCCAAACAAGGCATACAACCCGAGGCATTAAAACAGCTTCAGAATTATATTGGTTTTGATATTGACTGGAAATCCCAAAATTCTATTGAAGCAATTAATCAATTAACAGAGATTGCACAATCAAATCCTTCAACTGTATATTCGTACAGCACTAAAGAATCCCCTTTATATCGTGGAGCAAAAATTGATCCTTCAGCCATACCATCAATAGGCGAAACATTTTCTTTTGGTCGGTTTAAATCATTTACTCCCGATATTCTTACTGCTGTGCCTTTTACGAAAGGCTTAAAACCTTTTGACCTTAACGATCCAAGTTCTTTTAGAAACACAGACCCAGGAAAAGTTAAAACACTATTTCAAATACAACAAGAACCTTCAGATAAATTTAATTATTTAATTACACCTGGCGCAGGAGAGCCTGAGGTCTTATCTCGTCCTTCAGCAGAATACTTAGTAGAAGATAAATTAAAGCTTCCTTTTAATCAAAGAGAAATGGGAGGCAATGTTCAGCTTGTAAGGTTACGTCAACTGTACGGTTTAGATCCTGTTGGCGCCGCTGTTCAAGGAGGAATAAATCTTTTAAAAGAAAATATTCCGGGTGCAACAATTGGTGCAGCATTTTCAGCCTTAACCCCTGAAGTTGCAAAAGCAGTTGAGCAAAATGACTACAGAAAAGCAACAATGGCAACAGCAAAAGATGTTGTTTTGGGAGCGGGCACAGAGGCTGTCACAAGCATGGCAGGTAGATATGCACCAATGCTTAGTAGAGTAGTAGCACCCGCAGTACAAATTGCGGCTCCTGTTGCAGCCGGAACTGCACTATTTATGCAAGGGAAACCAGGCTCGTTGACTGACATAGTTACTCGCAAAGCTGCGGTTAATCCTGTGCTTTGGCTTCCATCTGTTAAGCCGAACCCCAAAACAGACCTGGGCGCAAGAGCAGGAAGGGCGCTTACAAACGAAGCTAGTTATGCTTTTGGCCGATTATTAAAAGGCAAGATTCCTTATCTTGGCGAGTGAATTATGGCAGACAAGGCAATACAAAAGGGATACACAAAGCGTTATTTGCCGGAAAAAGCCTGGGCCTCTTTGTCGAAAGAAGAAAGGGAAAAGACGGATCGTAAAAAAAGAGAAGGTAGCAAAGAGGGCAAACAATTCGTTGCAAATACAGAAACTGCCAAAAAAGCAGGTAAAGCCGCAAGGGCCTCCAAAGCCTATAAGACTGCTAAGATCAATAAAGATAAAGGGGAAAATAGTTAATGGCTGCAGGTGATGCCAAGGCTCGACTGAAGGAAATTATTGATTCCTACCTGAATAAAGACGGTGGGGCAATGATTGACACAGGTGTGGTTGCCGCACACTTGGCTCAAATGCGTATGTTTGGCATTCGCCAGGGTGTTGAATTTTTTCCAGCACAAGATAATTTTGGCAATCAACGAAAAGATTTTATTGATCGTGTAATCAAATACAACTCTTTGGATATTCGCCTGGATTCGATCTGGGATTATTTTCTTTGTGACGGCCAAGGGCTTTTTTATATTCGCCCAACCAAATCTAATTATCGTCTTTATTATTTTCGTAATCACGAATATCGAAGCTATTACAACATTGATGGTGAATTAGAAGAAGTAATTATCATTTATAGCTATAAAGTTCGCAATGGCTTTGGCTATCAACAAGACATTGAAATGAGCAATGTCAGCGGTCCACTTGGCATGGGACAAGGCGGCGCTAAGCGATACATTCGTCTTTCGATTAAACGAAAAACAATTGAAGAGACGCATTCTGAAGGCGAAATTTCTTTTGAAACAAATTACCAGGCGGTCCCTGGAAAAACTAAAACTGTTAAAAATACTCTTGGCTTTATTCCGTGTGTTGAAATTTTCAATAATGTTCGTGGTTTTTCTACTGAAGGAACCGGTGAATTTGATGCGTTAGCAAACCACATATGCACGCATGACGACATGGTTCGAACCATGCGTAAAAATATTCAATTTTTTGGTAATCCAACCCTGCTTTCTTCTCGTCCCAAGACAGACCTAATGGAGTCTGGTGGAGAAACGGTTGTTCAGCGCCCCTCTATCGCTGCAAACTCAGGCTTCACCGGGGCGGGAGCATTAAGCCAATCTCGTTTTAAAGCTGATCCTATTTATCGAGGCACTGATGGTCAACTTCGCGTTCCACGCGTCATTGCCAACCTAGAGCCAAATGATCGGGTTGGTTATATTGTTCCGGACGCAATTACTGGCGACCAAAATTCTTTTGCTCGTGTCTACAGGGAAGAAATTCGCACGGCACTTGGCGGCGTAGATGAACTTTCTATTTCTGCTGGCGTTACTGCAACAGAATACAAGTCTTTGTTTGGTCGCGTAGCGGCCACGTCTAAGAAAAAAGCAAACGCTATTTATACGTACGGTATTTGTCGTTGTTTAGAGTTAATTATTTTTCAAGAAGAACGTTTGTTCCGAGAAAGTTTGGCCGCAGCCGCAGGATTAGAAAAGCCACTGGATTTACCGGAAACAGCCCCGGCGGAAGACGTGGCTGCCTATGAACAAGCCATGGAGCTATTTAACGAACAAGTTAAAGGGCTGATGATGGCAGCTGTACAAACACAACAATTGCCACCTGGGATTACGGGATTGATTCCCGATGGAGATGTAACTATCCAGTGGCGCTGGCTTGGACCTGTTTACGAAGATTCCACTCAAGATATCTTGAACAACTCCATTGTTGTTCGAAATCTGCAAGAATTAGGTGTTGATAGCATTGAAGCACTGAAATACCTCTTCCCGTCAAAAACGGATGAGGAGCGGGCCGCGATGCTATCGGGGTTCCCGTTCAGGATGGTGAATGAATTACAGGGTGCATACTCTCAGTTCGCTCGCCTGGTGGGGGGAATGATGCAGACCCCTCATCCGCAATCACCGGATTTACCGATGGCTGCAGATCCGCGATTGGATTTGACCCCATATCTGTATCGCACTTTAGAAGCATTACAAAAGGAGATGAGTTATGCAGGACGCTACCGTCCAATCGATCCCACAGACGAGCCAAGCAC